ATCCACGCTTGACAGCGCAGGTCCGATTACAGAAGCCATCGTTGTTGCTCAGCACGATCACCGGCACGCGGGCGAGCCGCGCGTCGAACACGCGCTCGCACGAGCAATAGAAGCTGTTGCCGTCGATGAGTGCGAGGGCGCGGCCGCCGCCGATCCGGTCGCGCAGGCGTGCCGTGGGGCTGCTCATCGGCCTTGTCCGCCGCGGGTGACGTGCCAGCGGATCGTGAAGCGGACCACGCCCCAGACATCGACCTCGGCCAGCTCCTCCAGCGCGTAGACGGGCAACTCGGCATTGTCGAAGGCGAGGCGGGCCGAGTTGCCCTCGGCCACCATGCGCTTGATCGACATCTCGCCGTCCACCGCCGCCACGACGACGCTGCCGTGACCGGGCTTGAGGCTGCGATCGACGCAGGCGAGATCGCCGTCGAAGATCCCCGCATCGCGCATTGAATCGCCTGCGATGCGCCAGAGGAAGGTGGCGGGCGGGTTCGGCACGAGCCAACGCGGCAGCTCCAGGGCGTTCTCGACGAAGTCGTCAGCCGGCGATGGAAAGCCGGCACAGAGCCTTGGCCCCATCAGCGGCACACGAACTGTGGAAAAACTCTCCTGCGGTAGCTCTGCGACCGTGTGCAGCCTCAACCAAGCCCCCATCGGCGATAGAACATAGAGGGAACAAACAGCAGGCGCGCGGCGGGTTCAATCGACTCCGTGCGCCAAGCGAAATCGGCGGTACACGCCTGTGGATAGCGGGGACGGAGAGGTGATGACAATGTCGCAGGAGCGCTGCCACTTTCACTGCACGGATGGCCTCGATGTCGTCTTTGACCTGAAGGGGCGGACGGTGGCTGAGGAGGAGGTGCGCCCGGTCTGTGCGAGCGTTGCGGCCGAGCTGATGCAGGGCTGCGCGGCGCCGGTCGATTGGTCAGCCTGGATCGTCGACGTGCACGACGCCTATGGTCAGCACGTCTTAACGTTCGGCTTCGACGAGATCGCAAATGAGGTCGGTGTGCTACCGGCGTTGGCCGCCTGAGGAGAGCACCATGGCCATGAAAACGACCTTCCTCGTGCAGACCTTCGTGCTGAAGCGGAAGCGCCTCGTCCCTGGCGATCGGCAGGTCTCGACAACGAGCAGCGTAGCGCTGAAGCGGGCCGAGGCGATGGCCGAGCGCATGCCGGGCACGGCCGCCTTGCAGATCGTGGCCGACGACGAGACCGGTGAACTCGAGAGCGCGGCGATTCTCGGGCAGTTTGGCGAAGTGCCGGACGATTTCGCCGAAAGCTTGCAGGCGGCCTGACCATGCGCACCATCGTCGAGATTAACAACGACAGCGCGACGGCCGTCCGGGACGGCGGGCAGGAGGCGGCCGACCTGCTCGCCCGCGCCTTGATGTCGGGAAGCGACGCGGCTTGGGACAAGCTGCGGCCCTACGGGATCAAGCGCATCGTGGAGCGGCATCCGACCGAGGCGGCGAAGGTCGTTGTCGGCAAACGCGAGGTCTCGGTCCGGTAGGCCAGAAACGAAAAACCCCACCGCGGCTGAGCCGGGTGGGGTGAGCTGCTGGTGGAGCTCAGCGATGGCAGCATCAAGCCCCCGCCGCCTCGCCAGTTGCCGCTTCGAGCGCGCACTCAATGAAGCCGGACCGGGTGAGCCCGGCGGCCTCCGCCGCCTCGTCGGCGACGCGCAGCAGGTCTTTATCAATCGTGAGGCGATTATGCATTTGACGACACCATGGAGCGGGCGTACAACGCTACATGGGCAGCGAGTACACCTCCATTCCGAGCGGCGAAGCCCCTTCAGGAGACCTCACCCTCATGACCGTTATGCAGCGGTTTCCCACCGAGGAGGCCGCGCGCGACTACTTTGAGGCGCTGCGTTGGCCCAACGGTCCGGTCTGCCCGCACTGCGGCAACGGCGAAGCCGGGCGAATCTATAAAGTAACTGCAAACAAGAAAAAGAAGATCAGAGACGGTCTTTACAAATGCGCCGCCTGCGATCTGACTTTTACGGTGACCGTCGGCACTGTGATGGAAGACACTCACTTGCCGCTCAACAAATGGCTTTCTGCCTTTTATATGATGTGCGCGAGCAAGACGCAGGTGAGCGCGTCGCGGCTCCAGCGCCAACTAGAAATCGGGTCCTACCGAACTGCGTGGTTTCTCTGCCACCGAATCCGCTATGCCCTCAAAGAGGTCTGTCCTCGCGCGGTGCTCGAAGGCACTGTGGAGACCGACGAGACCCACGCGGGAGGCAAGGTGCGCGGTCGAGGGCGGGGGTACGCCAAGAACAAAACTGCTGTCGTGTCGTTGGTTGAACGTAACAGCGATGTGCGATCTCACGCCGTAGACGACGTGAACAGCGAGAGCATGAAGAAGATTATCAGCAAAAATGTAGACTCATCGGCTTACTCAAACACCGATCAATCTCTGATTCATACTGAAGCGGATCGCCACTTCGTAACGCATGATGTCATCAATCGCTCCGCTGAGGAATATGCGCGGACTGAAAAGATGACGGTTCGCAAAGCTTCCAGCGAAACGGCGGAAGGCTTTTTTGGAAACAGTAAACAATCGATCGATGGCACGCATCATCACGTCAGCAAGGATCACGCCCATCTCTATTTCTCGGAACTTGATTATAAATACAACACGCGAGCCGTCACCGGCGGCGCGCGCCCATTAGGCGGCGTCAAGAAGATGGAGGGAAAGCGGCTGATGCTGCATAGGCCGAAGAAGGCGCTCAACACACCTTCGGACGGTGCACGATGAGCCAGTCGGGCGCGAGCGCGGCGAAGCTGGCCGCAGTCATTGTCCAGCAAGGCAAGGTGCTGGACTACATTGACGGTATTACTCAGCGCACAGACACGCCAGAGGAACATGTTCGGCAGGAAATCGCGAAATCTCTCGTTCGCGAATACCGCTACCCCAAATCCGATATTGCAGTTGAATTCGTCCTGCATCTTGGAACACGCAAGCCAAGAGCTGATTTGGTCATCTTCCTACCTGGGAAGCCTCATACACAGGAGCACGCGAGAATAATTGTCGAGTGCAAGGCTCCGACCGTCAAAGTAAATGATCGTGATCAAGGAGTTGGGCAGCTCAAAAGCTACTTAGATGCTTGCCCCAACACAGTCTATGGGATGTGGATCAACGGCGTCGATCGCATATGCCTGCGACGGGTGGAAAAGGACGGCAAAAGGTTTTGGGAGGACGTTCCCGATCTTCCGCAATTTGGAAAGGAAGATGAGGTCAATGACAGGCCGCGTTTCGATCAATTGAAGCCGGCCAGTTCTGACGCCTTGCTTTTCACCTTCCGTCGATGCCACAACTTTATTGCTGGAAATCAGGGGCTTCAGAAGCCCCAGGCTTTCTGGGAGCTTCTGAAGCTGATCTTTTGCAAAATCCACGACGAGCGGGGTTCAGAAGTCCAGTTCTATGCCGGCGCTGCCGAAAGGCACGGCATGAACGGCCCTATCAAAGTGAAGGCCCGCATCGAAGCCTTATTTCAAGAGGTAAAGGATGAGTTCCCGCAGATTTTCAAACCGGAAGAGCGTATTGACTTAGAGCCAAAGGTTCTCGCTTACATCGTCAGTCAGTTACAGATGTATACGCTCCTGGACAGCGATGTAGATGTGAAGGGGCGCGCTTACGAGGAAATCGTCGGATCCAACCTGCGCGGCGACCGCGGAGAGTTCTTCACGCCGCGCAACATCTGCCAAATGGCCGTGATGATGCTCAATCCCGGCGAGCGGCAACTCGTGCTTGATCCAGCATGCGGCACGGGCGGCTTTCTCATTACGGTGATGAACAGCGTAATAGCGAAGATTGAGCGTGAAGAACGCGAGAAGTGGAAGAATAATACGGATGCGGCGCGCACTGCAATAAACAGCCGTATCAGGAACTATGCGGAAAAGTTCATTGCAGGCATCGACTTCAATCCGGAGTTGGTGAAGGCAGCCAAAATGAACATGGTTATGAATAACGACGGCGCTGGCGGGCTGTATCAAGCAAACTCGCTTGATAATCCGGCTGCGTGGCGCGACAACAATTTGCGCGCTCGCAAGCTGATGGGCCGCGTTGATTTGATTTTCACGAATCCGCCATTTGGATCGAAAATCCCTGTCACCGATCCTAGTGTTCTTGAACAGTATGACCTCGGGTATCGATGGTCGTATGATGAAGCATCGGATCACTGGGTAAAGGGCAACACGCTCCAGAAGTCACAGCCTCCCGAGATCCTGTTCATCGAGCGCTGTGTGCAGTTCTTGAAGCCAGGTACGGGACGGGCTGCGATTGTGCTTCCTGACGGCATCCTGGGCTCGCCCGGCCTTGGATATGTGCGGGAATGGATCCTTCGCAATACCCAAGTGTTAGCGAGTGTTGATTTGCACCCAGACACATTTCAGCCATTTGTTAGTATTCAGACGAGTGTCTTGGTACTGCAACGCAAGACGCAAGAGCAAATTGACTTAGAGACAGCTGCCGGGCAAATCGGTGACTACGATGTGTTCATGGCTGTTGCAAACCACGTCGGCCATGACAAGCGCGGCCAGGATACATTCGTCCGCGATGAACATGGCAACGAAGTCTTCGAGGAGGTCGAGAAGCAGGTTTGGGAGTTCGAGGATGGCGTCCGCGTCATTCGAAATCAGAAGATGCTTAGCAAGGTGCGCGACGACAATACGCGCCAAATTGCAGAGGTATTCCGCCAGTGGCTGTATCAGCACGATCTATAGCGGAGTCCGATCCGCTCGGAGTGCCGGAGTGGCCGTGGCACGTTCCGCTCGTCGGCAGCGTGCGCGCGTCCGTCCTGCGATCTGCGCAGAGGCGCATGGAAGCCGAAACCTACCTTACGGACGGGTTCGGCGTCCGGCTCGCGATCGAAGCCAAGCCCTCCGGCTGGGTTCGGTTCGGGCAAGTCGCTCGGGCAGTCGCGCCACCTCGGATCAAGCAGGTGCTCGTCTCACAGGGTCACGGCGTTCCGTACCTGAACACCAGTCAGGCATTTGACCTGCGCCCGAACCCGCGCAAGTGGCTAGCAGTGGAGAAGACGACCAAGGCCAAGGACAGGATGGTCAAGGAGGGCACGATCCTGGTCATGGCTTCGGCCACGGTCGGCCGCGCCATCGTCGCCACGAAGGCGCACGAAGACGCAATCGTGTCTCACCACTTCATGCGGGTGATGCCGCTGAGTGAGGACTTGGCGGGATGGGTGTATGCGTTCCTGCGATCCACGCAGGCACAAGCGATGATCCGTGGGACGCAATACGCAAGTGTAATCCGGCATATCGAACCACATCACCTTGCGGCTCTGCCCATGCCTGAGGTGCCTGACTATGTTGCAGAGGCATTCAGGGGGAAAGTCGAGGAAATCGTGTCGTGTCGCAACAATGCTGCGCGATTACGCAACTTGGCAGAAGAGACTTTTGCGAAGGCAGTCGGCTCCATCGACGTACGGGAGGCGGAAAGCGGTTTCTCGGTTCCCGTAAGTGCGGCTTTTTCAGGAAGGCGTCGGTTAGAGGCAGCCTACCACTCACCGCACGTCCGATCGATTGTGCGTTCCTTTGCTAAATGGGATCGCCTCGGCAACATCACCGAGAATGTCTGGTGGGGTAACCGTTTTAAGCGCCACTACGGCGAAGGCGGCATCCCGTATCTCAGTGCGGACGACGTCTTTACCATGAACCCCTACGGATTGCAGAAGATACTAGTTAGTCCAGGGGACGGACACGAAAGTTTTTTTGTTGAGCGAGGATGGCTGGTAATGGCTTGCTCTGGACAGACTTACGGGCTGAACGGGGCGGCGACAATTGCCACAGAGTGGCACGAGAACACCTTCTTCTCGCATGATCTTATTCGGATCAAGCCGAAACAGGGTGCGCGTGCAGGTTATCTTCTGACGGCACTGACACATCCGGTTCTCGGGAGACCTCTGCTGATCCGCGAAGCCTATGGCATGTCGATCCCGCATCTAGATCCGAATGACGTTGCCGCTTTTCCTGTAGTTAGACTTGATGAGGAGACGGAAAGCAAGATTGCTGATTTGGCTGAGAGGGCGGTATCGGAACAGGCTAGAGCTGAAATATTAGAACGCGAACTCTCGGAAGAAGCCAGCGCTGTCGTGTCTCGGTTCCTTGTCCAAACCGTGACGGATGGTGACAACGATCTTGCGATAGCTCAGGAGCGCCTCGCTGAGATTGAGAAGCATCCAGATCGGGTGTTGCGAGGAGACCATCTCGCGGACCGGATGGCGCAATGGGAATCCTGAGCGCGTGTCACAGTTGCTCTGGGGGCTGGCGTTCGGCCCGGCAGCCGTCGATTTCCTCGACAAGATGCCGGCGGGCAAACGGCGAGCGCAAATCGTCAAGAAAGCGCGTTCGCTCATCCAAGACCCCTATCCGTCTGGGTGCAAGAAGCTCTCGGGCGTCGCGCACGGATCTGAGGCGATCTGGCGCATTAGGAGCGGCGATCACCGCATCCTCTACGTTGTGCGATCAAACGAAATCATCATCATCGACATAGGCGACCGTAAGGACGTGTACCGATGATCAAGAAGAAGCCCGACGAGGCCGACGAGATGCATATGCCGGCCGATGAGTTCGACGCGATCATGCGCCAAGCCTTGGGCGTGTCTCCTCCCACCAGACCTTCGCAGGATGGCAAGGAACGCGGCAAGAAAGGGGATAAGAGGCGGCCCGAAAAGCTTTAGGCGCGAAGTGGTGATATAGCACCGAGATCAATCTTTGGTTGTTCAGTTTCGTAAAGTGTATTTACGCCGGTGAAAAGGTAGGCGCAGGTGTCCTTCGCGGTCTTCCCGTTGGGGAGCACGCCGACCAGGGAGGCGGCGACGAAACAGGGGCTCACGGCTTCCGCTCGATCCTGAATCGCACCACGTTCTGCGCCCGGGTGATCGGCCAGTAGTGTCGCTGCACCGGGTTGCAGTGGTACTCAGGCGCCGCGTGGTACTCGCCTACGCCCGGCCCGAACTCCTCCGGCACCGTGACCGTGAAGGTGATGGTGCGTTCACCGAGCCCCTGCGGCGGGCGTTCGTACCGGACGGCCGGCAGGATCACCCGATGCGTGTGCGCATCGAACAGGGCGCGGTCGACGTAGGCGCTGCAGTTGCGCAGGTAGTCGAGGCGCTGCCGGATCACGAGCTTGCCGCCCGGCCGTACCACCGGCGTCAGAACGGTCGTCTCCTTCACCTCCACCGGTAGACCGCGGTCAGCAATGAACCACGCCAGCACGCCAGCGGTCGCGAGGATCGCCCCCGAGATGATGCCGAGGCAGGCGTAGCCGAAGAGCCGCACGGCCATCATTTTCCACCTCGGAAGATGGCGAGCATGTCGTAGCCGCCCTTGGCGAACGCCGCGACGCCGACGACGAAGGACACGGCCGCGCCGCAGACCCACATCAGCACCTTGGCGGCCGTCCGCGAGGAACTGACGAACTCCACGACGCCATCAAGCTGCTTCAGCTCGCGGTCGTTCTTGCCCTCGATCCACGTCACGGTTTCGGCCTTCAGTGCCATGAGGCGTTCGAGCTTCACCACGTCCGTCTCGCTGAGCGTGTCGAACCACTTGCGGAGGTGGGCCGGGAACATGTGGATGTCCCGGCCGTCGCGTCGGCCCTGGGCTTCCATCAGTTGCCGATCGAACCGTTCGCCAAGTTCGGTGTTCGGCGGGGCCGGCATGCGGTCTGCCATTTGCGCCTCGAGGATGCGGACGACTTCGCGCGCTGCGGCAAGGGACACCTCTTTTCGATCCGGCATGCCATCTCTCAGCGCTGCCCCGCATCCGAGGCGCCACACACCGCTCGCCACTTCGCGTTCAAGGCCCGAAGCTGCCGGCGGGTCTCCGCCGTGTCCTGGGGCGAGTAGAGGACCGGCGCCGTCATCGTCCGGCAGAACCGGGCGGCCGGCGGCGTCGGGTCGGGGCTCTGGCAGGCGAACACGAAGAAGCCCGCGACGGCGCAGGTGATGAGCATGGCTCAGTCCCTTCGGAGGTCTCGGGGATCGTCGGGGCCGCCCTTGGCCGCGGCGGCAGCGCGCTCAGCCACGGCTTCCTGGCGCTCAGCCTCGGCGCGGGCTTCGTTCGCCTGCGTCGCAGCGCCGAGATCGCGCAGGGCCTGCTCAGCGCGGCGGCGGACCGCCCAGTCGTTGACGGCCCGCGCGAGGAAGGTGATGAGCGCGGACACCCACCACGGGAGGGCGATCATCGGACCGGCTGCACCTTGCCGCTCGAGACAGCGTCGGCGAGGGCTGGCGCAGCCTTGATCTCGGCGACCTCGGGCAGCTTCGCAGCGGAGGCGACGATGCCGGCCGGGCGGCGCTGCCAAATGCCGTAGCCCGCCGCCACGACAGCCGCGACGCCGCCGACGATGGCGGTGAGCATGGTCGCGTCGCTGGCGAAGTCGACCTGTTCCTGTGTGGCCCAACCGCGCTGTACGGCGATGCCGCCCAGGAAGACGATGAGGATCCGCGCCGCAGAGGCGATCTGTGCGGTGTTCATGGTGTGCTCGCAATGTGAGGAGGGTGCGCGGCGGACCCGGCCGGCTCGGGAATGGATGGCTCAGCCGAACCAGGGGCGGGAGAGCCACGACAGCAGGCGGGCGCCGAGCGACGGCGCGGCGGGCGCAAGAGCGGGTGCGGGCAGCGGCGGCATCGTCTGCTCGGACGGTCTCTCGCCGACGAGCGGAGGGTGCTCGGGCGCAGACACGAGGCCACCGGAGACGAAGGGCGGCACGGGCGCAATCTCGACCGGCGCAACGGGGACGGACGGCGCGACCTTGCCCGGCGCGTGCCCGGCGGCGCTCAGCGCCTTCAGGAAGGCCGTGTGCGTGACGGCGATGGCCGGGCCGTTGCCATCCGGGTTGACCATCTTGCGGGCGCCCACCGGATCGTTCTTCCCGGCCCCGAAATAGTCGGAGAGTTTGGTCCCGGTGTACCAGCCTTCGCTCAGGCCGACGAAGAGCATGGCTGCCGAGATGTCCGGATCAAGCATCAGCGACGGCGTCGCCTCGAGATCCTGCACGCTGGTGATGTAGCCGAGTTCGCGCAGGCGCTTGGTGGCGCGCCGAGCGTTATCCCGGCCGGTGGCCTGGACGAGGCCCATGCCCCGGAAGTCCCAGCCGTCGTTCGGCAGCGTGTTCCCGAGCCGGCCGCCATAGACCTTGTTCGCGAGGCCCTGCGGGTTTCGGACGAAAGGGGCCGCGGCGCTGTCAGTCGCGAACCGCTTGGGCCAGACCTGCCGAATGCGCGCGGCAGAGGTGTAGTTCAGGTTCTCCACGCGCGGCTGCATCGCCCCGCCGGTCTCATGGTGAGCGGTGGCGAAGCAGTAGGCCAGCGCCGCGCTCGACATGAGCACGGGCGACATGTCGAGCATGGCGCTCATGCCATCGACCTGGGACTGGGTGAGCCCGCCGCCAAAGGGGTTCGCGCGCGCAGCCGCGAAGAATGCAGCGCGATCGAGCGCAGCAGCCATGGTGTTCTCCGATGTGAAGGGGGCGTGTCGGGCTCGGGCCGGGTGGCGCGGCGCCAAGTTGCGCGCTAGATCGCGGGCATGCGTTGCGGCGTGGGTTGAGGCGCCTTAGCAGGGCCGATGACCACGAGGTCCGGGGCGAGTGGTGAGTGCCTGGGGTTGGCTCCAAGCCCAGGAGATCGCGGGTTCAAATCCCGCCCCCGGACTAGCGATGAGCTTAGAGCCGCACCGAGAGGGCGGCCGGCGCACGATTTCGATGTTTGCGGCACCGGGCCGGGTGGCGCGGCGAGCGGGTCGGGGTCAGTGCGCCGTCCAGCTCGTGCCATCGCAGTAAACGGGCGTGCGAACAGTGCCGCCGCCGGTGAGCGCCCCGCGGTAGGTCGGCGCGTTCGCATCCGTCGCGATCGCCATGTGGTCCTGATACGTGGCGTTGCAGGCGGGGAGACCGGCCACCGTGTAGGTCGCCAGCTTCAGCGGCCCATAGGCAGCGCTTCGGTGCGTGCCGTCCATGTACATCGCGAACGTCGGGAAATTGGCGTTGCCGTCCGTGAATTCGACACGCAACGGGTTCTGCGCCCAATTGAGCCTCATGGTGTTGAAGCCGGCATAGAGCGCATGAAGGATCTGCGGCCCGGTGTGGGTCACGTTCAGCGGTGCGGTGGCGAAGGCGCGATCCCCCAGCCCTGCAAGGCCGGCGTAGACGCGGCCGTTGATGCGGTCGAGGGATAGGTACGGCCGAGGCGCCCCATAGGAGTCGGCGACAAACCCCGGCGTCGCCGCCCAGGTGTAAAAGTCGATGTCGCAGCTTGCGGGGGACTGACAGTTCCCGAAGAACATCGGGGTATGCTGATTATAGACCAGATTGGCGAATTTGACGGGGCGATTGTTCGCCGACGTGGTTGGGTCCGACAGCGTCAGTGATGTCGTTCCACCGCCGCTCACCAGCGTCGTTCCGGGCTTGATGTTGGCACCGGACACGGACATGCCGTTGGTCAGGCTGTTGGCCGGACAGGTGATGGTGGTGACGCCGGCGCCAAAGGTACAGTTCAGCGTAGTCCCGCCGGTCGGGTCCACGCCGCCGGTCTGCTGAATGCCAGCCACGGTCGGGGGGATTTTGGGGTCATTGGTGCCGGTGAAGCGGCTGATTTCCCAATAGTTGACGCCGCGCGACCCTCCGAGGTTCAGGTTTGCCCCATAGCCGATCGCGAAGTGCTCATAGGGCTGGTTGTTGGCCGCCGAGGGGAAGGGCCAATCGCTGTCGAGTTGGTGCCCGATGAATGCCGAGTAGCCGTTCGAATTCCGGTTCAGCACCCCGAAGGTGTTCAGCCCGGCCGCGTCGTTGGCGATGAAGGCCTCGCCGTTCTTCATGAAGAAGTTGGCCGGCGCGCCGCTGCCGCCGAGCGTGTAGCTGTTGGTCGTGACCGACTCGGGCGTCAGGTCGATCCGCCCGCCGGACCGGAGGGTGCCGAACTTGCCGGCGCTGCCGAGCCAGATGTCGTTGTTGCTGCGGATCTCAGGCGTCGCCACCCGCTGAGCCGCAGCCGGGGCCATCATGCCAGCGAGCACAACGGGCGCAAGGAGGAGAGAGAGGCGCTTCATCACAGGCGGATCCACAGGTTGGCGGCGACGCGACGAAAGCGGGCCGATTGGTAGGGGCCGAAAAGAACGGTGGTGCCCTCCGACGTGCCGAGCACATCGCCGGAGCGGGGGCGGATCGTGATGGTGCGGGTTTCGGAGCAGGCGCCGCTACCGTCCGCGACCACGAGATCCTGGCCGAACGGGAAAGTGGCGGCCGCGGGCAGGAGCCCGCCCCGCGCCGCCGTCAGCGTCATCATGACGACCTGCGCATCGAGGCGACCGCACTCGAAATCGCGATCGTTGATCGGGGTATGCCCGCGGGTCGCCAGGGGGATGCCGCCCGGCGTCACGCCGTCGTGCAGCCGAAGTGTGTCGTCCCCGGCGACGAGTTCGCGCGACGAGCCGACATAGCTCTCGACCGCGGCTTGGTTCGGTAGATCGGGGGCGCCGATGCCGGCGAGCCTGAGGCGACGGCGAGCCATTATGCATTCCCACTGTTGGAGGGGTCAGGGTCGGAATTGAAGTCGAAGTCGCCGCTGGGGGCCCCGGCGTCGGCGTCGGGGTCGAGATTGAAGTCGAGGACCGTGGCGCCGGCGATGGCGGCATACTGGCGGGCTTCCCTGGCTGCGGCTTGGGAGGCGTCGCGCGAAGCGGCTGCCGCGCCTGCGTCTTGAGCCACACGAGGCTGCGCAGCGGCGACAAGCTGCCGGGCATCCTCGACCTGCGCTGCCCTGGTATCGACCGCCTGCCGGTTGGCCGCCGTCGTATCGGCGTCGGATCGCGTGCGGTCAGCCAAATCGCCGACCGTCTGTGCAGCGAGCCCAACGTCCTTCAGGGAGGGCACATAGTTCGGGATGTTGCCGCCACGTCGGAAGCCGCCGGGGTTCGACGCAGGATCGTAGGGCTGATCGCCCTCATAGAAGTTTCGCAGGCGATCGATGGCGGCCTGCACCGCCGGGGGCAACGGCATCAAAGCACCTCTTCGATTTTGAAGCTGGTCGCCGCGCGCTGGAACACCGGCCGCCGCAGCGAGGGCAAGACGCCGAGCGTCCCGATGAAGGCGTCGCGCTGGTAGGTTCCGGGGTCCGACGGGTTGGGCGCGACCACGACCTGGTTGTGGATGCCGGAGCGCGTGACGATGCGGTAGACGTCGCGGAAGGTCTCAGCCTCGGGCAGGTAGTCGAAGCCGAAGGAGAACGCTCGGCGCAGATTGCGGGCGTTGTAGAAGCGTGTGCCCGAGCGACTTTCCTCGACGTCGGTCAGCGCCTCGAAGTCGAGACCGTTGCTGTCGTAGGTGAAGTTGGTCGCGGGCTGCCAGACGCGGCCCATGATGAGCCGCCCGATATCGATGTGCCCGGCAGGGTGTGACGGGTCGATGATCTCGATACGCCACGCCCGCGCGGTGATCGGCCCAGGCAGGAAGTGCAGCAGCAGCGAGCCCTTGCCACGGTCGTCGAAGTCCTGAGAAAGCCCCTCCCAGAACCCGATGTCCTCCCATCCGAGGAGATCAGGATCGACCCGCGAACCCGGAAAGTCGGCGGGGCCGGTGTCGTAGATGACCGGGCTGGCAAAGTCCGTGGCGAAGGCGCGGACGCGGAACTTCGCCAGCGTGGTGACTCGGCAGCTACCGAGCGCGATGCCGCTGATCGCGGTGTAGGCGCCGAGATCGACATCGACATAGGTATCGGGCGGAGCCGCCGAGACGGAGCGGGCGATCTCGGCGAGGTAGGGGGTTTGCAGATTGCTGAGACGCAGCGAGCCCGCTTGCCATCTGCCGCCGGACAAGGTGCCCTGCGCTGCCGCATCCTCGTAGATCAGGGCCAGGTTCGATTGCACCACGCCCTCACCCCCACAGATCGAATTGGATGCGGTTGTTCACGCAGTCTTCGACCCGGCCGATCACAACGAATTTGCGGGCCGGGGTCAGGAAGCGGGCGACGGAGAGGCTTACGGTCCGGCCGAGACCGATCTGCATGGCGAAGGGTTCGCCGGCCCCACCGTCCGTGCGGTAGTCGAGCCCAGCCATATCAACGCGGATGCGCCACACGTCGCGCCGCACCGAGTAGATCGCGAGCAGGCGCTGCGCCTCCGCCAGGGCGTCGGCGGCGTTCACGAGGCAGGTGTCGAAGCTGATCTCCTGCGACTGCAGGAATCGGCTCTTCACCGCCGCGTTCTCAGCCGCCGCCTGCCGCCATTCCAACGCCAGGGCGGCCCGGCGCTCGGCTGCGACGGCACCGGCCACCTCGTTGTCGCCCTGCACGCGCCCGAGCTGTCCGTAGCGGACCACGACTCGGTAAGCCGGCACGCCGCGGTTGCTGTCGCTGGGCGCGAGGCGCTCGATCTCGCCGCGGCACTGCCACTCCTGAAAAGCCGCGATCGGCTCGCCCGACGGAAGCTCCAGCCGGCCGACGGAGAACACGCCGCTGCCGTCCGGCACGATCCACCCACCGACGGATCGCAGCACGCGCGTGACGGCGCCGAGCACGCTTTCGTCGCCGCCGAGGGCGAGGCCACAGGATGTGCCGTTCTTCGCCTGGAGGGCGTCGAAGGAGGCGCCATCGAGTTCGGCCGGGGCAAATCCCGCATCAAGCAGCATCTGCCGCGCGATGGCGGCCGCGCTCGCGCCGCCGGAGGCGACCACGTCGGCCGTCACGATCGATGCCGGCGCGCCGCCGAGCCGGAACAGCCCGAGGCTGAGAGCGGTCGCATACTGGCCCGGCGCCAGGGCGGCAGCGGTCAGCGCGGAGACGCTGGCGAAATCCCCGGCGTTCGTCAGCGCCAGGCCGCCGTCGTAGACCGCGATGCTGGTGCAGCCGCGATCGGACACCTGCCGGATCAGGTCGAACGGATTCACATCGACCGGCACCACGTTGGACTTGCGGCCGTAGACGCGCGGCTTCGGCGTGTTTTTCAGGTCGGCCGTGCCGTCGGCGCCCTGACCGCCGGCCGTGGTCGTCCCGCCGTAGCGCGCGGTCTGCAGAGGACGGTCGAGATCGGCGAGGCGGTCGTAGAGGCGCAGGCGGACCGTACTGAACGCATCCGTTAGATCGACGCTCTCGACCGTGCCCCGCAGCAGCACCGGAGCGTCCTGATAGGACCATAGGGGAGCGCCGGTGGAGGGGTCGGTGGTGATCGTCTTGACGATGCACGGGCGTCCGTCGAAGGCGATGTCCGGCCAAGCGTCGTAGCGGCCATGGGCGTTGGCGAGCACGATTTCGCCGAAGCCGATGCTGGCCTCGCCCGTGGTGGCGCCGGCAGAGAACAGAGCGCGCTCGAAGTTGGCCGGCGTCTCCAGCGACGGATGGAAGTGCTGGTTGGCCGGCGCGTCCCCCGGCTGAGTGTTGAAGGTGTCCGAGGCGGCGTAGAAGGTCACCACCCCGGAGCCGTCATGGCCCTGGAGTTCTACCGTGTAGATCGGCATGGATCAGGCTGCCTTCGGCTTCCGGGCCAACGACTGCCGCGAGGCCGTGGCGTTGCCCTCCTGCACGGCGGAGGTGTTGCGCTTCACCGCGCCGATGGTGCCGAGATGGCCCTGCTCGGCGACGTCAGTGTTCTCGCGGACCTCGCCGCGCAGTGCCGCCACCTCCGCCCGTAGCGCACGCAGCTCAGCCACCATCGCCGCGCTGCTCTCGCCACCGCCCACCGCCACCGGGAACGGGATGACCGGGGCCTGCAGCCGGTTGTCGTTCATGGCGTCGAGCATCGCGCGCCCGTAGCGTCGGGTCGCATCCGCCGTCACGACGAACTCGCCGTTCGACAGCTGTGCGTCGATGCTGTCCGAGGTGCCCGTGCCAGGGCCAGCGACGTAGCCGCCGCGGGCGAAGGTGTAAGACGCGCCCGACTTCTGTCCGATCACGGTGTTGGCCGTGTTGAACACGATCTTGTTCAGCGCGGTGACGAGGTTGCTGTCGAGGCGAACGCCGTTCGGAGCCGTGAAGGGGCTGTAGGCGAACTGGTTGTTCAGCGCCTCGAGCTGGCTTCGCTGCAGGCCGGAGACCTCGTTGATGGCGCGCAGCATCGCAACCGAGTCCTGCTGAAGCGGGATCACCGCGCCGGTCTGCTGCTCGACCCCGGCCGTGCGGGCACGGACCAATTCGAGCTTGTCGATCTGACCGTCGCCGTTCGCATCGATCTGGTTGAAGATCTGCCGGGCGGCCTCCTGCTCCGCGCGGGTCGCCATCGGGCCGAGCCCGGCCACAAACTCGCTGTAGTCGAGCAAGCCGTTCACGGAGGTGTCGAGGCGGGTGAAGCTGCCATCGAGCGCTGCGGCGACAAGGCTCGGGTTGTTGGCATTGATGGCGGATCGAAGAACATCCGCATGCGCCGCGGCTTGGGCGGCGGCATTCACCGTGTGGGTGTTGTTCCAGGATAGCTCGCCGACTGCCGCACCAAGGCTGGCGTTCGCCAGCTCAAGCCTGCTGAGCTGCCCATCACCGTTGGTGTCGATCGCGTTGAAGATGGCCTTGGCTGCTTCTTGCTCCGCCTTCGTCGCGAGCGGGCCCAGCCCGGCTGAGAACTCGCCGAAGTCGAGCAGGCCGTTCACCGACGTGTCGAGCTTGGCGAAGTTCGCGTTGAGGGCGGTCGCGACAGCCGTGGGATTGTTGGCGGCGACCGCCGTCCGCAACGTCTCCTGCATGACCCGCGTGGCATCGACGACCGCCTCTTTCGAGTCGTCGATTGCGTCGACGATGAACTGCTCGGCGGACACCTGCTTCGGCAGGGCGGCGAGCGCGTCGGTGACCCGCTTCAGGTCGGCCTGATAGGCGGGCGAGGAGGCATTGTAGGCCTTGCTGGCTTCGAGCAGGGTCGAGGCATAGCCGGTGATGCCGTTGAGGGCGTCCCGGTCCCCGTTGCGGGCCGCCTGCAACTGCGCATCGAACTGGCTGCGCGCCGCGGCGAGCCGGTCGGCCGGCGAGAGGTTCGAGGTCGGCCCGGCGCGTAGCCCGTCGAGGTATTCCTTGATGCCGCGAGCGAAGGTGTTGAAGGCCTGCGTCGCAGCCTGCATCCGCTGGCGCTCGGCGTCGGCCGCCTGCTTCTGGTAGTCGCGCACGATTTTGAGGCGTTCGGCGAACTGCGCCGCCTCCAGATCCGCGAGGGCCTGCCCGCCGTCCTTGATCTCCTGCTCACGCTCCTGCTGCGCCTGGCGGTCGTAGGCGGCCAGTTGGCCCGCCAGGGTCGTGGCGTCGTTCTGCGCGGCGAAGAGCCGGTTCTGGTAGCCGAGCGCGCGTGAGGCGGCGGCGGCGGCCGCGGCCGTTCCATCGACGACCTCGGCGAACTCGCGCACGCGGCCGGTCAGCTCGGGGAACTGCGTCACCAGGGCGTTGAAGGCATCGCCGGTCAGTTCGGCCCCGTCGACGATCTTCTGCGCGGCGGCATCGAAATAGACCTCGACCCGGCCGGCATCGCCGCCGACGGCGCGCTGATCCGCCCGGAGCGTGCCGACTTCCTTCAGGAGGTCGCGCACCTCGTTGACGTAGTCGCGACCGGACGCCTCGTCGATCTTGCGGTCGAGGTCGGCGTTGAAGCTATCGCGCAGGTCGTCGAGCGCCTTCTGCGTGCGCTGCGCGATGGCCGTGGCGGCGCTCTCGGCCGACATGCCGAGGTCGATCAGAACCTGCGTCAGGCCCGCGGCCGTGCCCCGGATCTGGCTCAACCGCTGCTGCGTCTCGGACAGCGTCGGCGCAACGTCGAGGCTGGCAAGCGCCGCCTCCTGCGCCGCGGCGCGGGCGCGCGCGGCGTTGCTCTCGGCCTCGGGCAGCTTCATCGCGTCGGCGACGAACGCCTTCAGGCTCTCGCCCAGCGTGGTAACTGCGGCGGCGGCCTGAGCGAAGGGACCGTTCGTGCCGAGACCGGTCCCGACCTCCGCCAGCGTGCCCTCGAACGCACGGATGAACTGCCAGCGCAGGCGGTCGGCGTACTGCACGAACTCCTGCATGATCTTGTCGGCGGTCGCCTGATCGCCGGCCTTCGAGGCCGTGACGTTGGCCTGGTAGGCCTGCTGAAAGGCGCCGTCGATCGCGGTGCCGACGTTGCCGATGGACTCGCCCCGGAACGTGGCGCGCAACTTCTCGATCTCGGGTTGCGCCTGCCGGTAGGCCTCCTTGTAGGCCTCCAACTGCTCCTTGATGCGCTTCTCGGCTTCCTTCTTCGCCTGAGACTTGCCGAAGATGCCGCCGAGCAGACCAGCGACGCCGCCAATCACACCGCCGACCGGACCGCCCATCGAGTAGCCGGTGAGCGCGCCGCCGACGGCGCCCATCAGCGGGCTCTGGCTCTGGTAGCCGATCGATGCGCCGACGCCGGCAGACATGAGGCCGGAGCCGAGCTTGGACGTTGCGAAGCCACCTGTAGCCTTGCCATCGGCGCCCTGTGCAGGCTTTAGCCACGCGCTGAAGGCGTCGAAGATGCCGCCCTGCGAGCCCTTGTTCACGGCTTTTTCGATGCCGCCGGTATCGAACAGCTTCCCGACCGCATCGAGGGGATTCGACCCGCCAGCGAAGCCCGACTGACCGCCCAGCAGCGGCGCGATAAGGTTCTGCTCCAGCATGCGGGTGCCGATGCGGGAGAACCCGCGAGCGAAGCTGTCGAAGAACCCGGCGATGCCCTTGTTTCCGGCCTTGAACATGTCGTCGAAGATGCCGGAGACGGCCGACGCGATGTCCTGCGCAAGGCGCTCGTACTCGGATTTGGCCCCCTCCATGTCGGATCGCAGGCGCACCTTGTCGAGGTAAGCCACGCTCTCGGGGGCGGTCGCGCTGATGCCCTGCTTCTTCAGATCTTGCTCGGCCTGCAGGACGGCGATTGCGGTCTGCCGCTGGCGGGTCGTGGCCCCAAGAAGCTCCGCCTCCTTGCGCAGCATCTCAAGACGGCGGTCCTCATCCTCCGACAGGGAGAGCACCCGCGTCCGGTCTTCTGCGCTGAGCTGCCGCTGCTGAGCGGCGGCGAGTTCATCGTAGCGGCGGGCCAGTTCGGTCTTCGTCTCGCCCGCGGCGGCGTCACGCTCGCGCCCCAGGGCGCGCAGCTCGATCTCGTTCTGGACCTGCCGCGTCGCCTGGGCCGAGACCATCGTGCCGGCGGCGACGCGCGCGTTCACCGCCTCCTGCGCGCTCGCCTGATCGTCCAGGGTGCGCTTGCGCTGCGCGGCCTGCTGGTTGACCTGGGCGAGCTGCGCCTGAAGCTGCTCCTTGACCTTCGCCTCGCGCTCGTCCGCCCGAAACACGCCAGCCCGGATCTGCTCATCAACCTTCCGCGTCGCGGTCAGGTATTCGACCGATTTGCCGGTCTGAGCCGTCGCGCGCGCGACCTCGTTCGCCGTGCGGGTCGATTCGTCCATCGCCCGGCTGCTCGCATCCGACGAGGCGCGTTGCTCGGCCATGGCGCGGTTGTAGGCGTCGGCTGCCTTCACGGAACGCTCTTGGACCGTGGACACGGTGCCGAACGCCTCCGCCAACGCCTGCTGCCGTGCGGCCTCGGCCTTCTGCGCAGGCGTCACGGCCTGGAGGCCCTGCAGGCCGGCGGCCAGCAACGCGTTGGCTTTGGCGCGTTCCATGTTCGCGGCGCCGCCGGCCGTCCGGTAATCGCGCTCGGCTGCGGAGAGGGCCGCAACCGCCTTGCTGGCGGCGTCGATCCGCTCTGCGCTGCCGCCACCGTTTTCCAGAGCGTTCAGCTCGGCGTTCGCCTTGGCGAGGTTTTCGCGGACCTGCGTCAGCGAGGCCATCTCAGGCACGGCGGCATTCACGGCCGTCTTATCGAGCGCCCTGATGTTGTTCCGCGTCGCCTCGGACGTGCTGCGGACGGCCTCGCCCGTTTTCTCGATCTCGCCACGCAGGCGCGCAGCGCGCTCGCGCAGCGTGCTGTACTGCTGATCGCTGGCAGGATCGGCGTTGGTCGCTTTGGCGATGGTCTCGCGGTTCTTGATCGCGGTCTCGGTGATCGTCAGCACCTCGGCGCTGGAACGCTCCGCGCCCGTAGTCGCTCGACTGATCGCATCCCATACGCCGCTGAAACCGGACTTGAGGGCGTTGAGCGTGCGATCGAACGCGGTCAGTTGCTGGCCGACCTTCTCATAGGCCTGCCCGAAGCGCTCAACGACGGCGCGCTGTGCGTCCGCCTCGCGCCCGGCATCGAGCAACGAGCGGACCTGCGCGTCGAGCGCGGCGTCGAAGTTGCCCGCCTGCTTGGCCAGGGCCTCGTATCCGCCCGAGCCGAGGTTTCCGAGGTTTGCCGTCAGGAAGTCGGCCGCCTGGGCATTGTCCTGCTTCGTGGCCTTGGCGAAGTTCGCCGCGGCGACGGTCGCCTGCAGGAACACGTCGCCGTAGACCTTGCCCGACTTGAGGAAAGCCGCCTCGATCTCGCGGGCGGCGGCAACCGAGATCTTGGCCGTCTCGGCGGCCTGACGCGCGATCAAATCGACCTGCTCGACCGAGAGGCCGGCGGCCTGTCCGATGCCGAGTAGCGCAAGGCGCACGTCGCGCTGCGCGTTGGCGTAGGATGCCGCCGCGATGGCTGCGGAGATGGCGCCGGCCGCCAGGAGGCCGAAGACCCCGACGAGCGGGCTGATCGCCAGCAGCCGGTCCTTGATCGCCCCCAGCGCGCCGCTGATGCCCCCCTGCGCGCCCGAGAGGACTTGGTAGACCTGTCCGCCCTGTGTCGCGACCACCTGAAAGGCCGACGACCCGCTGGCGAGCATCGTCACCGCGTCGTTCACCTGGAACGAGAGGTTTTGCCACTCGTGAGCCTGCAGCCCGACAGATCGTCTCGCAGCGTCGCCTGCGGCGGTCGTGCTGCGGATCGCGGCGACCTGCCCGGCGAACGCGTTCTTCGTGCGGGTCAGGGCAGCGGCGCGCTCGGCTTCCGAGATAGCCCCGACCCGGGCGGCGGTTCCGATCTCGGCGAGCTGCGCCTTGTAGGCCTGACCGGCGGCGAACAGCGGGTTATACTTTGCCCGCAGCGCGTCGAGCTGCTGGCCATAGTTGGCGATGTCAGATCCGCGATCGACGATGATCGTCTGCCCGGAAACCATGCCCTGCGCCCGCGCCTTGGCGGCGGACGCCTGCGCGGCGGCGGTGGCCGCCTGCGTCGCACGGGCGGTCTCCTGAGCCGCAGCGGTGGCCTGACGCTCGGCATTGCTCACGAGACCGAGCCCGCGCACCTGCTCCGCAAACGCGGCCTTCCGACGTTCGAGTTTGGCGGTGTAGGCGGCTTCCGAGATCGCGCCGACGGTCAAAGCCTGCCGGAGTTCAGCGAGGTTGCTGCGATAGGTCTGCTGCGCGGCGAACAGGGGATCGAATTTGGCCCGCAGCCGATCCATCTCGGTCGCATAGGCCGCAACGTCGGCGGCCCGGTCCGGCACGATCAGTTGCTGGTTGACCTGCCGCTGCGCGGCCGCCTTCTGCGCCTGGGCCAGCCGTTCCAACTTCTGGATCTGGTCTTCCATTGCCCGCGTCGCGGCGATGCGGGCCTGCATCGCGAGCGTCGCGGTGATCGCGCCGGCCTTCTCCGCCTCTGCGATGCCTTCAAGAGCAGTCCGATGCCGGACTTGCGCAGCAAAGGCCGGATCGTACTGAGCCCGCATCCGGGCCATCGACGCGGCGTTGTTCTCGTTCGCTGCGGCGGCCTGCGCCGTGATCCGGGCGAGCGCCGCCTGCTTCTCCGAGAGCACCACCGTGGCGCGCTGATAGGCGAGCGTTTCCCCGAGACCCTGCTCAAAGGCACGGTTCACCAGCGCCTGCGCACGCTCGACCTGCTGCTGCGCGCGGAACGCCTGATCGTTGGCCGCAGCGAATCGCTCAAGCGCCCGCTGCACGCTGATGACTTTGCGCTCCTGCCTCTCGGAAGAGGCGGCGACCTTGTCCGTAGCCGTGGCGAGACCTTCAGCGGCGGCCTTGGCCTGATCCACGCCGACGGTCTTGGCTTCAAGCCGGTACTCATCGCGGATCTGATTGACTGCGACCATGGACAACTCGATGTTGCGGCGGCTCGTCTACGTCACGAATCGAAATGCAATCAGGAATGTGCGGCAATGGCTGAACGCGCGCTCGGCGCCTTCATTTTCTTTAGTGTTATTGGTATTTTACTTTTAGCGCTTACAATAAGAAAGCCGACAATTGGACTATCTACTATCGCTGTGTTCCTTGGGCTTGTTGGCCTGGGATTTTTTGTAAGTGCAACTACTGTAATGCACGAAATAGAAGGTATCTTGTTTATTGTTGGGTCCGCGATTTGCGCGGGCCTTGCTGGTACGGTTCGTCAGGTCGGGCTTTTGAGATCTGCAATCGTCACAGGATCAAAACAGGAAAAATAATATTCGATGTAAGAAGGGCGATTGTTTATTTTCCGCCCTTCTTCTTAGCCTCTTCGGCCGCGTATTCCAGATAGGCCCGATCCTGTGCTCGGATCAGCCTCTGGAACCGCTCGAACTCGTCGAGATCGTCGAGACCGAGCCGCGCGGCGTACCGGTCGAGGGCGGACCATGGGATGCTGCCGACACCGCCGAGCGCGCCGAGAGGCCGATCCGTCGTGAGCTGCGCGAAGGCCTCGGAGTAGAGCGCGAGGTGCGGCCAGAGATCCGGCCGCTCCAGCATGAAGGCGGGATGGAAGCCGGGATCGACTTCCATCTCGGATTCCGCCCAGGAGATGTGATCGCTCCAGCGGAGCGACCACTTCAGGCAGCCGGCGAGTTTCCCGCATCTTCCTCGTCCGCGGCGGCGCGCTCCTCGCCGACCTGAGCGGCCGCCCAGATCACGCCCTCGCGGAAGCGGCGGAACTCCGGCTTGCTCAGCAGCTCGCCCGCGAGATCCTTCGAGTAGAGCATCGGCGCGCCGTCCTCGCCCTCCAGGCCGCGCCAGTCGAGCAGCACCGTTTCCCGCAGGCAGGTCGCGGTGATGCGGTCCTGCTCGTCGGGGTCGAGGCGCCCGCCCTGGCGCTTGGCGCGCGGCACGGCGTCGATGAGCTTCGACTGCAGGCGGCGATACTTGGCGTTGTTGAGGCCGCGGACGCGGACCTCAAGGTCGCCCATCTCGGGGATGCTACCGATCCATTCGCCGTCCTCGATGGCGACGGCATCGACCTTCAGGCTGGAGAGCTTCACGCGTTGTCGTCCTTCTTGTCGGAGGCGGCGGCGGGGATCGGCGCGGCCTTGGTGGTGCCCTTGGTCTCTTTCGCGAGACCCTTGGCGATGAGCAGGTCGGCGTGTTCGTTCGACAGCTCGGGCTCCTCGTCCGCCTTGAACGCGCGCTCGTCCTTCCCGTTGGGGTAGGATGAGAAGTCGGAGAGGATCTTGACGGTCTTCATGGCTGCGCCTCCTCGCGCGAGCGGGCCTGACGCGTCGGGCGCGTCAGGGATCAGCGGAAGTGAGGATCAGACGACCGCGCGGGTGATCTGGATCGACGCCTGCGTGGTAGCGTCGTAGATGCCGCGGAACGGCAGCGAGATCATCGCATCGTCGGTGTTGCCGCCGGGGTTGCGCGCGCCGTCGAGGAACCGGGCCTTCGGGACCAGGATCGTATATTTCTTGTTCGCCTCGACGCCGACGGTGAACGAGATCGCGCCGGAGCCGTGGTCGAGCACCGCCTGATACTGGTCGTTGCCCTCAAAATAGCACTCGATGGTGCCGGTGACGTTGGCCCGGCCGGCGCCGAACTCCGCCGAGAACATCGTGCCGACGGCGTCCCGCACGCGCAGCTCGTTGTTCACCTCCAGCGTCAGCGACTTGACCCGGAACGGGGTGGTGGTGCCGCCGACGGAGAGCGTGCCGACATTCGCCGATGCGGTGGCCGGCTGGTTGGTGTTGGCTGCCGCGTAGGTGGCGCCGGTCACGATGGTGTCGGCCAGGGTCTCCTGCGCGCCCATCAGGCCGAAGGAGCCCGTCACCTTCTGCCGCGAGGGCAGGTTCAGCGACATGGTGTTGACCGCCACGCCAGTGAACCGGGAGAAGGAGTTGGCGCCGCCGAAGCTGATCGTTTCCTCGACGGTGAAGGAGGGGCGCAGAACGCCGTTCTTCAGGACGTTGCTCGCCCAGGCGCCGCGCAGCGCCGCGGCGATGAAGTCGTCGAAGGTGTCGCCGGTCAGCTCGAAGTCGTAGGAGCCGGTCACGTCCTGGCTCACCATCAGCTCGTCGCGGATGTTGCGGTCGGCCTGGATCTCATCGGAGGTGACGGTCCCCTTGCTGGTGCGCAGCGAGCCACCCGTGATGCGCAGCAGCTTGAAGGCGGGGGTTGCGGGGGTGGTGCCGAAAACGGTCTCGGCGACGTACGCGGTACGCCGCTCGCTGCCATTGGCGAAAGCCATGGTGGTTCTCCTGAAGATGGTCGAGGAAGAGCGCGGCGCGGCGCGCGGAAGGCCTCTCCGTCAGGAGAGGAGGCGGGGCGGCACGGCGGCCGGATCAGGCGATGATGTCGTGCTCGTAGGGGACGGCGAAGCTCAGGGTGAACCAGCCGCCGGCATCGTTGCGATCGTCGAGCACGGGTTGCGTCGGGGCGAAGGTGCGTACCCCGTCGAACACCTTCCCGCGAAACAGCGCGGCCAACTCATCGACCCAGGCGAGCGCCTGCGTGACGCCGGATCCGCTCTCGATGGTGAGTAGGATCCGGAACGCGCCCTCGTCGCGCCAGACGTTCGCGCCGGGCGCGCCCATGCTGATCTGATCCGAGGTCGCGACCGGGTACTGCACCTCGATGAAGGCGCTGTTGTCGGCCGGGGGCTCGGCATCGAGCGCGTTCAGCCCGCGCACCGGGCACCGGGTCCAATTGTCGGCGAGCCGCGCTTCGATGGCGGCGGAGACGGCGGAAAGGGCCATCGTCAGTTCATCGCCACGATGATGGCGGGCTGGCGCGTCTCGCGCTCGCGCTTCACCGCCTCGGAGGCGCCGCGCCGGCCGAGATCGCGGCGCAGGGCGGAGACCTCGGCGTTTGTGACCAATGCGCCCTCCTGAAAGGAGCGGAAACCGTAGCGGATGCGGGCGACGTTGCCGAAGCGGCGGGCCGCCATGGCCGCGACCGCCTCGTAGACGCCATCGGGCGCTTGGCTCGACTGCCCGCGCTCGATCTTCCGGGCGTAGGGCTGCGCGTTGAGGAACACGTAGACATCGGCCGGCTCGGGATTGTTCGGGTCCGTCTGTCGATCGTCCGCGAACAGGATGTGCGAGCGCGCATAGCGCTCCGTCAGCACTGGTGAATGGAGGATCAGCATGTCCTCGATCCAGGCCAGCGCTTCGTTCGCCAATTGGAAGCGGAAGAGGATGACGCCGCGGTCCGGGTTGACGCTCTCCAGAGCCGCGCCGGCCCGGCCGTCGACGAAGCTGTCGTGCGGCGGCACGCGGCCGAGCGCTGCACGGTTAATCTCCTGGCTCTCGCGCAGACCCTCGCGGGCGTGATCTGCGATTAGCGCGCGGCGGCGCTCGGGCGAAAGCGATTCCGCCACCGCGAGCCGGACGTCGACGCCGGAGGTCTTGAAGCGGGCGAGCGCCATCAGCCCTCCACCGTCACGTTCAGGCGGACCAGCGCGCCACCGACGCGGACCGGCTCCACGAACTTCACGGTGCGGGTCCGGCCGTCGAAGATGATGCGGTCGAGCTTGCGCAGTCGGGTCGCGTCAGCGTCGGCGAATTCGGCCGGCATTCCGGTCGGCGAAAGCACCACCTGCGTGTCGCCCTGCTGCAGGCCGCCGGTCAGCTCGTCGGGCCGGTAGCCGCGGACGAAGGCGCGAGCCGGCCTCTCGATCGCGGCCCCGTTCGCCACAGGCCGGCGCAGGACGATGTTTTGCCCGTGTTCGCGGATCTGCCGGTCCAGCATGGAGATGGCGGCGGCGGGCGTCATGCGAACGCCATCCGCCGGTACTGCGCCAGGGTCGCTTCGGCCTCGGGGTGCGGAAGTGAGGCGCTCGCGCCCTGGACGTAGAAGCTGCGAGATCCGACGCCCTCGACGTCCTCGCTCTTCACCATCATGTCGCGACCGGAAGCGGATGCCGCGGCGCCGACGAGCTGGATCACCGCCCGCTCGACGTCGGCCGGCAGGTCGGGCGCTGTCGTTGCCGGCTCACCCCGGGCCTCGCCCGGAAGCAACCAGCCGGCCTCGTATTCGACCGTTATAGCCCGGCCAATCCAGGCTCGTGGCTCGCCGTCGACGAGATGGCGCAGGTAGAACAGCGAGACGGGATGTGCAGGCTGCTCCGCGACCTCGTAGGCCGACGGCGCAAGGGTGAGGCCATCGACCTTCACCGACACGATCTGCACGACAGGCGCGCGAGACAGCAGCACGCCCTCGTCATCTTCGCGACAGCGGCGCCAATCGATCTCGACCCGCTCCCGCACGATCTCCCGGCCGAAGGTGCGGCGGCAGAACGAGGCGGCTGAGGCCGAGGCCTGCGCGATGAAGCGCTTGAGCTGATCGTCGGGAGGCGCGCCGGCTGGCAGCCCGAGATCCGCGCGCGCGTTCTCAGCCGTCGTCAGGTCGCGGGCCTTCGCCGGGGTGATGACCGTCAGGCTCATCGGTTCACCGCATAGACCGCGACGGGGATAGAGCAGGTTGCGAGCGCGGCGAGCGCCGGCACCGCGAGAATGACGCGCAGGGTATTCGCTGCGGTCGGGAAGGCATGGTGCACGGCGTACCCGTTCAGGGAGGCGGCGCCGGCAGTCGGGATCACGAGCAGCAGATCCGTGGTTGCGGCACCAGGGCAGGAGACGCCGTCCCGCACTCGGATGCCGGCGCTCAACGCGACGACGATGGTCTCACTGACCGTCGCGCTGCAGACGAAGACGAGGCCTTTGCCGGCGGCGCCCTGCGGGCCTGCCGGACCGGTGGCGCCCGTGTCACCCTTCAGGCCTTGGGGGCCTTGCGCGCCGGTCGCGCCAATCGCGCCTTTTTCGCCTGCGGCGCCCGCCGGGCCTTGGGCTCCTGCGGATCCAGCAGGGCCTGCAGGTCCAGTGCTGCCCGGTGCACCTGCGGGGCCGGTGGGTCCAACCGGGCCAGTTGCACCAGCAGCGCCGACATCGCCTTTCGGACCTTGGGGGCCGGTCGCGCCGGTTGCTCCGACATCGCCCTTGTCTCCCTTCAGTCCTGAGGCTCCTGGGCTGCCCTGAGCGCCCGGATCGCCTTTCGGGCCTGCCGGTCCGACTGCTCCTGTCGCGCCCGTCGGGCCTCGCTCACCAGACGGCCCTGTCGCGCCGTCGGCTCCTGCGGGGCCTTGAACGCCCGCGTCACCCTTTGGTCCTTGTGGTCCGGCATCGCCCTTGTCCCCCTTGGCCCCGGCTGTACCGGGAACCCCTTGGGGGCCGGGATCACCCTGCGGCCCTTGCGCGCCGGTGGCGCCGGGCTCGCCTTGCGGCCCCTGCGGACCGGCGGGGCCGGTGCGCTGAACGCCGTCGCCCATCATGGGGCTGGACGAGCGCATCGCGCCCTCGGCCGCTGAGATCAGCCCGAGGGTGAGGCAGAAGAGGAGCCAGGGGACGCGCATCAGCCGCCCCGCCCGTACTGAAGCTCGGGAGCGCAATCGCCTGAGGGCGCCGCGGTCGCGATGATAGAGACGAACTGCGGCTCGCTCGTCCCCAGCGTCTCGGAGGAGCGGGCCAGGAAGCGCGTGCCAGAGGTGAGCGTGACGCTCTCGGACAGACTGGCGACCTTCCGGATCCGCACATCCACGTTGCAGGGGTTCACGAAGCGATACGACGTGGCGTCGGCCGGCTTCGTGATGGCGAACTGCTTGGCCGTCGTCGTGACGCCGCTGAAGATGATCGGATCGCCGTTGCCCGAGCGGACGAACGGCGTCGCGAGCACCGTCATCGGCGACATCGAACCGCCGCACGGCACCGCCTCTCGCGGCCTGCCCGTTGCACAGAACAGCACGTCGCCCGTGACGGACGAGCCGTCAGGCTGGCGCCATGGCTCCCAGGTAGCCTGCGCCGTCAGGCCGATCAGCACGGCCGCGGCGAGCGCAAGCGTGGAGGTCAGCCGGCGCATGACGTCAGCCTCGAGCGGTTCCGCGGCGACCGCGCGGCTTGCCATCGTTCTCGATGGCCGCCTCGTCGCCCGTCGGAGCGCGCCGGTCCTCGGTCTCGGCCTCCCCCTCGGTCTCGTCGGGCTCCTGGCCATCGACGATCCGGGCATGGCCGAGCGCTTCAAGCTCACTGCCGTGCCAGCGCGGCACCTTGTAGGGCTCGCTGCGCAGGGACTTGTGCTCGGCGCCCTCCATGTAGGTGGTCAGGGGCTGCACCATGACGTCGTCGGCCTTCGCCATCTCGGTTCCTCCGCTCAGCGAGAAGCCGGCGGCAGCGGGCCGCCGCCGGTCATTGATGGTGATCGTCACGGACTGATCAGGCCGGGTTGACGAGGTTGCCCTTCACGAAGGCGGCCGGACGGTAGACGGCGAGCGCCAGCCGCTCCTCGGCGCGGATCGTGAGCAGGTTGCGGATGAAGTCGTCCTCGTTCTCGGACGACACGAGCACCTCGATCGCCATGCGGTCGAAGAGCTGCGCGCCGAGACGGAAGGCGCCGACGAGGAAGTCGTTGGCCGCCATCGCCAGCGTGGTCGCGACCGGCAGGCCCCAGAGGGTCGGCGCGATCTGCCCCTGCGGCGAGCCGATGATGTAGCGGCCCTGCGAGTCCTTGGTCAGCTCGATGCGCGCCCAGTCGGTGTCGTTCAGGACGATGCCCGAGGCCGGGTAGAGCGCGAGCGTCGCCTGCAGGATCGCGAGGCGCAGGCGATCGATCGGGGTCTCGCTCGCCACGACGACGCCGGCCGGCGCGGCGTAGGCGCTGGCCTGGGGCATGATGCCGTTCAGGTTGGCGCCGGTGCCGTTGCCGTAGAGGATCTGCGCCTCCTCGACGAACTCCAGGCCGTACCGGGCCCGGCCGTCGATGTAGGAGGCGAGGCCCACCGCATCGTCGAGGATCTGACGCGACGCCTTGAAGTAGTGCGCGATGGTGCGCACCGGGGCCGAGCGCAGGTCGAAGGTGATCTCGGACTTGGGCTTCAGGTTGCCCTCGGCGACCGGGGCGGCCGCGTTGGTGAAGCCGGTCTCGGCCGGGTACTCGATGTTGCTCGAGCTGGTCTGTCCGGGCGTGATCAGGTCGCGCACGCGCAGGGTGCGGTTCGGCAGCCCGACGATGGGCTGACGATCCGCGGGGACCAGCGAGTTGCCGGCCGACACGCCGGTGCCGACAGTCGAAGTCGCCGAGGTGATGTTCTTGGTCTCGATCGTCACGCGGGCCGAGCCCTTGTGCGCCGAGCCGTCGGCGAGCATCGTCTTCGCCCGTTCGCTGTCGATGAAGTGCTGGCCGAGCGACTTGGCCTCAAGCGCCTGTCCGCCGCCGCGGCGCGCCGCCTTCTGCTCGACGTCCGCGAGGCGGGCATCGAACTCCGAGATCTTGCCGGTCATCTCGGTGATGGCCTTGTCGGCGCCGGCCTTGGTCTCCTCGGTCATCTTACCGAGGCTCTTCATCTCGCTCCCGGCCTTCTCAGCGAACCGCTTCACCTCGTCGGTGGCGGTCTTCAGGCCCTGGGCGAGCGCCTTGAACTCGCCATCGCCAGCACCGCCTTGGGTGCCGGAGGCCGCGGCCGAGCCGCTGTCGGGCGGAGCGAGCGCGATGCGAATGCCGCCCAGCGAGCAGGCAGCGAGGAACGACGCTGGGATCGCCCCAGCGAAGAGGATGCGCTTCGTCATGGTCAGGTCTTTCGGTTAGATCAGGGGAGCTTGAAGCCGGCGAGGCTGCTGCCGAGGTCGGCGAGTGCGCTGCGGGCTTCGGTCTGGTCGGCCTGGTCGCGCCCCTCGTCCCGAGGACTCGCCTTGAACAGGCGCCCGGCCATGGCGCCCGCCTGGGTGTGTGACAGCCCGAACTCCTCCCGGAGCCAAGCCTTCACCTCCCGTTCCGTGGGCGCGCCCTTCGTCCAGCCGGTTAGGCCGTCGGGAGCGCGCGATCCTGTCAGGGCCTCGTAGGCGTCGCGCAACGCGTCCATCATCAACGCGCCGTCTTTGCCCGAGCCGAAGAAGTAGGAGGCCATGAAGCCATCCTGCAGGCGGATGGCTGCCTCGAGCCGCTCGGCAGCGGTCGCCGTGTCCGGATCGGTCAGCACCGTCGCCTTCATCTCGGCGCGCGCGAGCCGCTTCATCTCGGTCACGCGCGCCATGGCGTTCGAAGGGTCGTCGACGAGGCTGATCTCGCCGAGGTGCAGCGCCTTCAGGGTGCGCTTCGGCTCGCCGGCCTTCTGGCCGTAGACGGCGCCGTTCTTCTTCACCCGGTAACCGATGGACAGGCCGGACAGCGCGCCGTCCTTCACCAGTTCGTAGCGCATCCGGCCCGCGTCGGTGTTCATGCCCGACAGCTTGCCTTCGACGCGCAGGCCCTTGTCGTCCTCGGCGACGGAGGTCCACACGCCGACCGGCACGCCGTCACCGCCGTAGACGCCGTGCATGACGTGCATCGGGATGCCGCGGCCCTGCGCCTTCCGCTCGGACAGCGATTCCGCGAAGGCCCCCGGCAGGATGACATCGCCGTGGCTGTCGACGTTGCCGAAAATGGCGCCATAGCCGCCGAAGGTGCCGTCCACGGCATCGGCGGTGAGTTTCAGCTCCAGCGGAGCCACGAAGACATCGGGCTGCATGCTCAGGCTTCCTGCGGGTTGGTGGGTTCGGGCGCCGGCAATGCGGGGCTGGCTGCGGGCTGCGTGCCGAGCTTCTCGATCGGCAGCATCGCGCCCTGCATGAAGAGCTGGTCACCGCCCGGCAGCGGCGGCTTGTTCTCGCGGGCGCGGATCTCGTTCGGGGTGCTGAGGGCGTTCGTGACCTCGGCGCGGTAGAGTTCGGCGCGGCCCTTGCTGTCGGCCCGCATCAGGCCCTCGACGTTGAACTCGGCGAAGAAGCGCTGCTGCTCGGCCGCGGTCAGGCACTTCGTCCAGATCGCCTGCTCGGCCGCCTTCAGGTGCGAGCGCAGCGTGTAGGTCAGGAACCATAGGTTCATCTGCTCAAGGCCGGTGCCCCAGGCAGTGGCCTTATCCATGTGCCCGATCATGACGGGCAACACCCCGAACCACCTGCAGATGACCTCGACATTAAAGCCGCGGGTCTCCAAGAGCTGCGCGTCGTCGGGCGGCAGCGCCAAGCTCTCGAACTTCCAGCCGCCCTCCAGCAGCGGCACGCGACCGGTATTGCGCGCGCCCTCGAACTTCTCGACGTAGCTCCGGGCATCCTTGCGCTGCTCGGGGCTCAGATAGGACGGCGCGGTCAGCACGCCGGAGGGGCGCATCCCGTTCTTGAAGATGGTCCCGGCCGTGCGCTCGGCGCCCATCGCCATGCCGAGGCTGTGACGGCCGGCGGCGATCGCCGACATTCCCATCTGCCCGTCGAGCGAGAAGCCCTTGAGGTGCAGAACCTCGTCCTCGGACAGAACCTGCGTCAGGCCTTGGTAGGTGTGGCGGTAGGTCAGCGAGCCGTCGGTCTCGCGCGTGACCTGCACCCGGTCGGGCCGCATCGGGATCAGCGCGACGACACGGTTGCCAGCCCCGCGCACGATCTCGGCGTAGCCATTCCCCCAGAGCAGCTTGCAGGCGAACAGCGCCTGCCAGAACTCCACCGCCGTCATCTCGGCATTCGGCCGGTCATGCAGCACCCGGTAAAGCGGATGCTGCGGCGCGACCCGGCTGCGGCCCTGCTCGTCGCGCTCGTAGAGCGGCAGCGGCAGCGTCGCGATGGTCTGCGACACGAGCCGCGTGCAGGCCCAGACAGCGTCCAGGGTCAGCGCCGTGTCGACGGTGACGCTCTCGCCTGAATAGCTCGGCTCGCCGCCGAACCATTGGACGAACTGCCGATCGGTCAGACCCAAGCCGCGGGCGACCGTCAGCGCCGCCTTGCGGAAAAGGCCCATGCGCAGTCCTGTGGTTCGGTCAGCCGAAGAGTGGGTCAGCCAGGAAGCCGGCGAGGTTGGCGTTGGCCGGCGGCTCGGGGTTCAGGCTCATCGGCACGACAGCGTCGAAGAGCGCCATGACCGGGTCGATCTTGGCGTCGCCCGCATTCTGCTTCGTCGCGCGGATCGCCGTGGCGGTGGGCTCGATTTTCAGGTTCGAGACTGCCCATGCCATTAGGCCCGATCCCGCATGCCGCAGTGTGCCGTTGGCCAGCTTCCGCTCGGTGGTCTTGATCGCGTTCATCATGCCGTAGCCCTGGGGCACGCCCACCAGCAGCTTCGCGTCTTGCGTGACGCCGATCTCTGCGAGCGCCTCGATGAACTCGCCAAGCCCCGCCGGATCGACGCCGACGCAGGCTAGAAGCCCGGCATCCTTCACCTGAGCCACCACGTCGACGATGGCCTCGATGTCCTTCAGCGCGTCGCCGACGATCGTCAGTTCGCCCGCATCCGCGAAGTCGCGCAGCCGGGGGGCGATGCTCTTGCGCCGCTCCAGCACGCCTTTGTGGCACCATGCATGGGTCCAGGCGAGCCATTCCTTCGTGGAACGGTCCCGGCCCAGCACGCAGAGCCCGAACAGGTCGTCTAGGCCGCCGCCATCGATCCCGACGCAGACAACCTCACAGCGGGCGAGCAGCGCGTCGAGGGTCAGCGCAGCGTCTGCGCGACGCTCCCAGAACTCTGCTCCGGTCCAACGATCCGAGCGAAGCGCGAGCCCGATCTCGACATTGAGGTGCTGGGTCGCCCAACGGCGCAGCTCCTGCTCACCGCTTTGCTCAGCCGCCTGGAAATCCGGGATCAGCCGCTCGACCGTGATGGATTTGCCTGCGTTCGGCGTGACCATCCGCCAGTTCGCCGGATCCTTCCAATCCGTACCGGCCGGCATTTCGTAAAGGATCGGGCAGAGCGGCGCGCTCGATCGCCCGTCCCGCACAGCCCGGGCCTTCAGCAGCTCGGAGCGAAACACCCCGGAGGGCGGCCGCTCCGACTGCGTCGTGATCGTCAACAGGAACGCCTCCGGCTGCGAGATCATGCCGCCGCGCAACTGCCCGATGACCCGGTCCGCGTCCTTGTGCTCGGCGATGACGTGAAGCTCGTCGAGCAGCACACCCGTCGGCTTGGACCCGGTGACCACCTTCGTGTCGAACGACTTCACCTTGAGGAAGGCGCCCGTTGGCCGGTAGGTGATCTTCTTCAGGTGCTCCTGCACGTGGAACTTGAGCGCCAGCACCGGATCGGAGTCGACCATGCCGACGGCCTGCCGGAAGGCGAGTTCCGCGACCTCCTGTGTCGGCGCCACGATCAGGAATTCCGCCCGTGGCCGCCGGTTGACCAGCATGGCCGTGACCATGATCGCGGCGCCGCCGGTCGTCTTGCTGTTCTTCTTCGGCACCAAGGCGAAGTACTCGCGCAGGTGCCGGACCTTTGCCTCAGGGTCGTAGGCGCCGAAGATTGCGACGACGAGGTCGCGCATCCAGTCGCCGGCCGCCTCACGCAGCGTCGGCTGCCCCGCCACATCGGGCAAGCGCAGCCGGTTGAAGATCGCGAGGCCGCGGTCAGCCTCGGAACGCACAAGCGGCAGATCGGGCAGGAGCGAGCGCCCCGCCCTGATGCGCGTCTCCCAGTCAGGGCAAGCGCAGGACCAAGCTGTCACTGCAGCAGGCCGTCCCAGCCCTCGTCACCGCTCGACTTGCCTGCGGGCGGCCTCGCCTGTCCGTCGCCGGACTCGTCGGACGGTGCGGACCCGGTGCGGAACATGCCGAGGTGCCGGCCGATGTCGACCAGCGCGGCCCGCTTGTCAGCGAGCTTCACCTTCAGAGCCCCATCCTTGGTCTGCGAGATCTCGGTGATGGCCGCCGCCGTGGCATCGTCGATGTCGTCGCTGTTGCGCAGCGTGACCTCGTTCGTGACGCGCGTCGCCGGCACGCCGTCCTCGTCTTCCTCCCCAGTCTCGGTCACGTTGGACCGCCAGGTGATGGCCTTCCGAATGTCCGAGAACCCGAGCTTGGCGAGTTCGGTGACGACGCTCTCCGGCGTAATGCCCGTGCGCTTCGAGACCTCCTTGCGCTCGCGCGCAATGGCTGCCGACACCTTAGGGTGCCTGAGCAAGCGCGACCCCTCGACCTCAGCCGATCGCGGGCTGTAGCCGGCGCGGATGGCGGCCTGCTTCGCGTTCAAGTCCACGAGGTACTCGCGGACGAAACGGGCCTGCTTGTTGGTAAGGTCTGTCATGGATTGAAAAATTTCCCGCCTCAGAGGGCGGTTGATGGACCAAAGCCACCCGACCCCGGCGCCTTAGCAAAAACCTGCGAATGGGACCCAATGCGGTACAGACCCCCTGGCCGCCCCGAGTTTGCACGCCCCCCTTGGGCTCAACGGGCGTCGCCGCTGAAGGGCATGTGCTGCTGCCTCCATGCGGCAGTGACGGCGCCCGCCTGCTCAGGGTCATCGAACATGCCGAAGCGGTGGACGACGCCATTCAGCGTAGCCGTCGCCCGATACCGAGCGCCGATCTTCATCACGCCACGTTGGCCGGTCGAGTTCTTCGTGCAGGCGCCGCGGTTCTGGACGCTCTGCTTCAAGGTCAGCCAGCGAAGATTGGCGCCTCGATTGTCCAGCTTGTCTCGACTGACGTGGTCTCTGACGAAGGCTGGGTAGCGGTCCCCTGGCATCACGACATGATGCAAATAGATGCGCTTGCCCTTCGCTCTACGGCAGACGTACCCATCCTTATCGAGACGCCAGCGGTAGCGAGCGAGGCCAGCCCAGCAGTCATCGACGAGCGCAGGCCTATCGGCCCCGACTACGTGCAGTTCCATGCTGATGTCCCGAGTGAGTGGCCGCTTGCTGCCGGAGGGGTCAGGCCTCAGGCGCCGCGCCAACCTCGACCATGATGGGCGGGTGAGCGGTACCGAGGATCCGCACGTGGATCGGGGCGCCGGCCACGAGGGCTGCAAGCTCCTCAGGGGTCGGCAGCCACGCGGTCGTCATGGCGGGCGTCTCCGGTCCGCCTACCGTGCAGGTGATGATCTCGTCGCGGATGGGCAGGCCAAGGTAGCCCTGGCTCTTGCCGAGAACCCGCGTGCAGCCTTCGACGCGTCCGATCTGCATCTGCTCTCAGCCCTCGCCGGCGAGGAGTTGTCGCGTCCACTGCTCCTGCTGATTGGCCCGCCGGCGAAGCTCCTCAGCGCAGGCGGTCGCCGAGGCCGCGTCTCCCTGCGCCAAAGCGCTCTCGATCCGGTCAGCCGCGCTTCGCATGGCCTCGATCAGGGGCAGGGCGAGATAGCGGTGCCCGAACTCGACAGCGGGGCGCGTCTGAGGTGTGAGCTTCGGGATGCCCGTCATCGGCTCACATTCCGTACATCAGCTTCCGAGCAGCCTCGCACTGCGAGATCTCTTCCCGGATCGTTGCTGCGTCTTCACGGAGCCCAGCAAGGTCGTGCTCAAGAGCGCTGGCCTTTCCATCGGCCTCTTCTGCCGCAGCCTTGAGGAATGCAATGCGCGCGGTAAGGCAGTCCGCTGCCGCGTTGCTGCCTCGGGTCGCAACATTGGCGCGGCGCTCGAACTGCCAATCAGAGATCCTGGTCATCGCGCCGTCCTCGCTGCCTTCTTCGCACTGCGAGATGCCTGCCGTCGCTGCTGGCGCGTGACAGTATGAATGTGGCGCCGCTCGCCCAGCAGGCCGGTCATTATGCCCGGGCTGGGCCGGACTCGCATCGGCTCATCCTGGAGCGCCGAGGTGCCTACCGAGAACACGCCCGTGGCTGGGTCAGCGACAGCATCCAGGATCATGTCGCCATCCTCGCCGCCCGTGCCCGCGCCGTCTTCTCGCTGTGGTGCTTGGCGCAGAGGGCCTGTCCATTGGCCGGGTCTAGCGGGGCGCCGCCGTCCCGACGCTCCACGATGTGATCGGCGTAGAGCCTGACACCGCCGCGGCGTCCGTGTGCCGTGCAGCCTGGGGCTTGGCACTTCCAGCCGGCGCGCTTCAGGACTTCCTGGCGCCAGGCCTTGTGCTCGGGTGTCAGCAGTTCTGGGTCCGCGACCTTCGGCGCCGGCCGGGCCGTGCGCGTGTCCAGCGTGCCGAGGCGAGGGGACAGGGTCGCGAGGCGGGCCATGCCGGCGCTCAGTCTCCACCGCCTCCGCCGCCACCACTGTCCCCGCCGGAGCATGACGACCCGCTGTCCGAATAGGACGACGAGGCGCTGCAGCTATCAGAGGGTGAGTAGTCCGCCCCGCCATAGCTCGGCGAGAGCGGGCTGAGCGGGCTCAGCATCATGCCAGAGGGCGAGGCCGGGTTCATGGGCTGTCGTCCCAGGAAGAGCGCGGGGAGCTGGGCGCATCCAGCAGCCGAGCGCGGCGCGGGCGGCTCTCCTGCTCCTCACAGCGACGGCGCTCTTCCTCGCGGCGCTTACGGCCGAAGATGTCGAACATGATGATCGCCCCGCGAGAGGGATCCGATACGGGCCGGATCACTACCGGTCGGCTTCGTTGGTTCGCTCGGGCTCTCCGCTGGCCCACTCGCATGAGCGAGTAGCAAGTCGGGTCAACACCCTCGCCGGCGGCTCCGATCGCGCGTCACGATAGGGAAGCTTACCGCCCTGGTCAGCGGGCACATACCCGCCGCCGCATCGAACTCTTAGATCTGAGAACTTGGCCGGGGCCTGCGGACATCTGGGATCCGCGCATGCGTCCGCAGGACTGGTGATGCAATCGTGCAACACAGCCCTGCGCACTAGAGGAAATCTAGGTCTCACGCCGCTTTGAGCAAGTCAACATCCACGTCCATCTTGAGCTTCTTTCCCCGTGCATCGAGCAGGATGGCGATGCGCCGGCTTTCGGGCGAGCGCATCACCTGCCCGATCAAGCCCTCCCACATGGCGCCGATGACGCGGACAAGCTGGCCCTCGGTGAAGGATGCGTGCGCCTTCGGCGCCTCGTAGGCGTCGAACTCGTCGGCCGCGGCCAAGAGCTTCATCTGCCAGGGCGGCAGCACGATGGGCTGAGTGCCAGCGGCTACGAGCGACACCACGCCGGGCTCGCGCAGGATGCCGTGCCAGGACTGCGCCTTAGTCTTGCCGACGAAGGCGTAGCCAGGGAACACGGGCCGCCGCACGAGCGACTTACGGCCCGCATGCCGGCGCTCCACGATGCGGCTCGGCACGAAGGGTGAGTAGCCGGCGCGCTCCAGCCACTCGCAGGCCCGCCGCTCGCCGCCGGGCGCCACACTTGCCGCATAGTAGGTTAGGGTCGGATCGAAGCGCCCGATGCGTCCCGGCGCGTCCGTGGCCTGATCCACTGCCTTGGGCCAACGGCAGCGTTGCCCGAGCCCAAGCGCGGCATCCTCGGCGAGCACATGCAGCGGCAGGGTGGCGACATGGGGAGGCGTCGCCTTGGCTTCGTAGGAGCGTTCGGTGCGGGTCGCGGGCATGGCGGCTGTTCCTCGGTACGCTACGGGAGGGGGTGGCAGTAAGGGGGCAGGCGGCGTCAGCGGGACGCGGCCTCGATACGCTTGGAGGACCGCTCCAGAGCCTCGACGCGCTTCTGCGTCTCGCAGATGCGCTCGCGCAGCATGTCCTGCTCGGTCCGGATCTCGCCCCAGATCTTCGCCAGCTCGGCCGCCTCGGCGAGGAACTTCTCGACCTCCTCGCTGGTGCCGGGGCCGAAGTTTTCGTCACGGATCTTGGTCACCCACGCTCGGGGGATGCCGAGGTCGTTCGCCACGCGGGCATCGGTCCAGCCGGCCGAGTAGCCCGAGCGCTCATCGATGTAGATCTCGTCGAGCTTGGCGAAGATCAGGCGCCGTTCGTCGCGGCTCATCTCCCGAGGTTTGTCGACCGGGCTCGGCGTCAGGACAGGCTTCGGCACGGGGGTGTTGTTCTGAGCCACGGGCTCGCTCTCCTCACTCTGAACGACGTGCAGGTGCCGGCGGCGGGCCTCCTGCTCACGATTGACACAGGACGGGCATCGGTCATCTCGACCGTCTCGGCGCTTGCCGACGCGCCAACCGAGCGCTTCGAACTTCTGCGGCACCTGCTCGTCCGCGATGGCCGGGCCGAAGTTCATCCGCCCAAGCTGCCCGCCGCAGCCGCACGAGCCGCAGACAAGCCGATAGCGAGGAACGGGCTGCCCCTCCTCGCGCACGATGGTCTCGACGAAGTGACGGCGGCTCATGGTGAAGCGCCCTCCGCTCTCTCGGGGGCGGCCTGCGCCTTCAGCCCCTCAGCAAAGCCGCGCAGCGCCTCGATGGCTGCCTGATGCCGGATCGCGCTGGCGTCGTCGCGCAGCTCAAGGGCCAAGGCGGAGAGCAGCGCCATCTCAGCGGCGTAGCGCAGGCCGGCGTGGTAGTGGGCGAGATCGCGACCGTTCATGGGCGCGAGCCCTCTACGAGGCGGAGCTTGCCCTGGCCGCGCTTCTCAGCCGCCTTCTGCTCGATCTCGGCCCGGCCGCCGTCGTCGAGCCACTGGCGCGCGATGAGCGGATCGAACACGTAGGCTTGGCTGCTGCCGAGCGACGCCATGCGGACCACGGCGCCCTTCTGTGCGTGGAAGCGTCGGAGGCGGTGCGAGACCCAAGGCGCCATGCCGCGGAGACCCTTGCGCGCGCCGAGGCCGGCCATAGCCAGCACCTGCCCCGCACTGACGCCGCGCACGACCGAATGCTGCTGCTCGGCCACCTGCTCCCGCACCATCATCGGCAGAAGTTCGCCGAGCTGCTTGGCGAGGATCCCCTTCATCATCCCGCCAACGGCCTTCATGTCGATGGCGGCCGGCAGGTCGAGGTGCCCGCGCCGCCACGCGACGAAGGTCCGGATGAGCATGGCGCGCACGGCCGGGGCGTTCGGCGCCGACGAGAGCGTCGCGACGAGAAGCGCCTGCTCCTCGTTCAGCAGGAACTCCTCGAACTCCTGGCCTCGCGACTTGCCGTGCCGCACGGCGAGTGGGCCGAAGCCCTCAAGCTCTCCCCGGTTCCGCTCGATCAACTCTCGGATCACGCGGGGCCGTTGCAGTCCCAGTCGCTCGCCGACATCGACATCGCGAGCCAAGGGCTGCCCCTCATGCTCGACGATCGCGATCTCCTGCAGGCTCGCCGCCGCCGGCAACCCGGTGCTATGCCTCTCCTCGGTCATCTCGTTGTCTCCAGCTTCGGGGTGGTCGCTGATCCCTCGTTGCAGCGAGGGGTTGGGTTGGTGGCGGGGTTACGGCCTCGCCACCGGCGGCACGTTCCAGGCGCGCATCACCCGCGCGACCGGCTGATTGGTCTCGGCGGCGTGGCGCTTGGCCTCGTATCGAAGGTCGCTCGCCCTGCGCTTCTCGGCCCTCACCTCGGGCGGCTGCTTGGCCCGCCACCGCTCACGGGCCGCCCGCGCATTCGCCCGATGCCGGATCGGGTTCATGGTGCTCTCCCAGGTGTAGAAGCGGCGGCGGCAGCCCTCGCACTGGCGCCGGCGGCGGATCACGCCCGGGTCGGTCTCGACAGGCCGGCTGTCGATCACCCGGGTCTCGCCGCCGCAGTGCGCGCAGGTCACTCTGCAGCCTCGCTCGGCTGGCCGGTCGCCGCGGCGCGCTCGGCCGCCTCACGTCGCGTCCGGCGCGCATCAAGGTCTCCCGCGAGGTTCGGGTCGCGTCGCTCGCCCAGCGGCTCCGGTGCTGGGCCTCGAGGCGCCGAGGCCCGGCGCGTCGTCTCAGCCACGAACTCGGCATGCATCGCCGCGATCTCGGCGCGCTCGGCCTCTCCCGCAACGTGGTAGACCTCGGCGTCGAGGATGGCGTTGATGCGCGCCCGCTCAGCCAGCGGCTCGGAGATCAACGACCGACAGACCTCGGCCATCTCGGCGGCGGTCGGTGCGTAGACCTTGTTGCCGACCTTGCCGCTGAGGAAGCGCATGGTGGCCTCAGCGACGGCCCAGGCCGGGTACTGCCCGAGCACGAGGATAAAGCCTTCCTTCGCCAGCTGCACCGCCTCGGGCCCGAGCTGCGCCGTCGCCATGCTCGACCGAAGGATGCCGACGTTCTTCCGGATCGTGGTCTGGTCAGCTCCGACGAGACCCGCGTCGATCTCCGCCCGGCGGCTCAGCAGAAGCCCGCGCTGCTCATCCGTGGGCGCGACCGCCCCCGACAAGGCGTAGCGGCGGAAGTTCCCGGGGATCGGCTCCAAGTTGTTGTTCAGGTAGCCGATCACAGCCGCGGTGCGCCGGGGCGCCGGCGGGATGCCATCCCGGATCGCCGGCAGTCTCTGATCCTGATCCGTCACGGTCGAAAGGGCGGTGCTCATCGCGGCCTCTCTGTTCGGTTTGGTGGGCATCGAAGGCGTCGGCGGCCCAGAGATCCTGCGCGGATGGCGGACGCGCCCTCAGGGCCTGCTTTGTCGGAGCGGGATTCAGGACGCGGGTCGCGTAGCCGAACGGATCGCCGGTCCTGGCGTCGACCGCGGCCTGCAGGGCGGGCAGCACGTCCTCAGCCCGGTATTTCGAGAGCAGCTTGCCGATCCAGGTCCGCACGCTGCGGTCCGATTTGCTCGACATGCCGACAAGCAGGTCGGGGAACTTCGTCCAGATCTGGTCCGAAACCGAAAGCTCGACCGGCGGCGCGGCAGCGACGGCCGATGCGGCAGCATCGGAACCCGGGGCGGGGGAGGGAT